GTTTGAAGTCAACAGTTTTCCGGTTTTCGTTGTACCAGGTATTAACTGGGCCCAAACGATGCCATCAGAAAACATGAAGAGAGATCGACACATACAACGTTCGTGTTGTATGGAGACAGTGAACCAAAGGTCAATGGGTTCAATACCAGCCTGTGTCATGCGTAAGCATACATCAAGCATGGCCTCTTCTTCTGTTCGAGTGACGTCGAATTTTGGGACATCGTTGGTTGCGATAACGTAGTCTCGAAATGGTGCCATAAGACGGGTAGCGTCAGAGGTTTCGAAACCGATACCAATTGCGGAGAAGAAATCCCCCCACGATTCGAGATTTGCGGTTTTAACAGCAAGGAACGGGACACGTTCCATGAGTTCGTCAAGTGCGGACGGTACTGCAATGACTCGGGGGTTCTTTCCAATCTTGAGTATCTCGTTCTTTATTGTTACGAAGCAAGGATCCATACAAAAGTTATCGTACAGTTCCCAAGGAGTCGAACAAAATGGTGCTAGGTGGTAGCACGCAAGAATTCGAAGTAAAAGCAAATGATAGACTTCTGAGAAGTTATCAACGCAAAAGGTTCGTTTCTCATTTGATTCAAAACAATATGGGTAACCAGGGTGAGAGTCGAGCTTCATCGAGGCAACGGCTTGCAACACTTCAAAAGGCTCTGGGAGACGAGCGTGTGAGGGGTCGTGGGGTAAAACCGGTGCTTCGCGTTGCATCTGTTTATGAGCTAAGATCAAGTACCTCAGCGCTTCCTCAGTTTCGGTGTGTCGCTGATGGGAGTACAGAGTCTTGAGGGCTAAGCGTTCTCGGTGTGCATTGCGTGCAGGCTTGGTGTATTGTTTCAACTCAGGTATGAGTTCTACGATATCGTCCCAGTCGTCTGGGGGGCGAGATTCGGCGCTGGCACCACCTGGTGGTGGGCCAAAACCTATTTGATCAAATTGAGGTGAAATGTTAAACGGGTTGCATAATTCAATTCGCCTCATGTACAGCGGGTTTACAGACAGCGCCTCCTTGATCAGAGAGGCCTTAATTAAAAATCCGCTTCAGAAAATCCAAGTGCTTCAAGCTTGGTTTTAAGTTTCATCACCTCTTC